GCACCTTTCTTTCGCATTTTACCGCCTCTTTTTCTTTTCGCGTGTATGTTTGCGTATAAACCTTTTCCCGCCATTATTTTAATTCCTTCCTAAGTTCTTCTAATCTATCTTTTTTCTTTTTAGGTATAATTTTTTCTTTAATAGATTTTTCTTTTTTCTTATCTTTTTTCTTATCTTTACCTAAAAGACCGCCCATAAATTTTCTCTCTCTAACACTTTTGTGAAAAACTTCTCCACCAATTTTTGTAGCTTGTCCTGAACCAACCATTTTTTTAACATCTTTAGAGGCTTTAATACCCTCTGCTCTTTTTTTCTTTAATTGATCTAGCTTTTCCATTCGACTAATGGCTTTCTTTTTTCTAACGATGTTAGCTCTATCTACTGCAGTTTTAGCTTTTGTGCCTCCGAATTGTTTAAACTCAGACCTAATACCTTCCATGGTTTTTTTAAGTTGTCTTGGTTGTGTAATGGTAGGAGATATTTTAGAACTCTTACTTTTTTTACCAAGCATACCAAAACCTCTTTTGGCTATTCCAAAAATTCCCATATTACTTATCCTTCTTCATTTTGGCTTTTTTCTTTTTAGCCATAACAAATGCTTTAAGCTGAGGAGGAATTTTTCCACCTTTTTTGTATCCTTTTGGAGATACCTGCTTATTGTATAATCTGTTTACCATTATTTTTTTCCTCCATTTCTAAATATTTGTGTCCCCTTAATACCAAAAATGCTCGCCACGACAAGGATCCATAAATTCGTGAACCAGCTCGGAAGTGTGGAAAAATATTCAAAGAATAATTTTACCTTCTCCATCGCAGTTGGATCGTCCGATAGAACTGCCCAGGCCAACACTATAATCGGAGCCGACAAAATTATCAACACAAATTCGTCTTTCCAGTCCGATTGTCTAGCTTCCAATAATTTGCCCTGGTAAGCTTCCTCGCCTCGAGCCATTCGCTCTGCATGCATTAATTGTGCATCAGACATAGCCATCTTCGTCTTTTGACGATTAGAATATATCTTTGCGCCAGCTTGCATAGCAATTTTTGCTAAACTAAACCAAGCCATTAGTACGCCTTTGATTTTCTTCTTTTGTCTGGTCTCACAGCACCTTGACCTTGTACTTCTAACTCAGGTTTACCTGTACCAATATAGTTAAAAGCTTGGTCTGCAGTTGTTTTAGATCTAGGATCTACCTCAACTTCTTGTTCTGGAACTGTGCCAACTTTTATTTTATCTAGTTTTTCCATTTTTACTCCTTGTTTTTCTCTTCTCTACCCCTTTTATCGTGCCTTTGTTCTTAGAAGCGTAAAAAATTGTTTCTCCTCGTTTTTTTCCATACTGTTTTCGCATGGATTTCATAATTTTTTTACCTTTTTCGTTCAACGGCATTATTCTTCAACCTGTATTGCAGTTATACCTGGTTTATCAGCCTTTGCAAGGCTAACTCCAGCTCTTAATTTTGCTAATTTTTCGTTTTGATCCATTTTTTCATCAACAATGTCTCTTGCTTGTACTAATTTTGCTCTATCAAGCTCTGCTTTTGCTTGATCTGCCTTTTTTCTACGTTCATTTTCCATCGCACGTAGGTCAACCTCTCTTGCTTTTAGTTTTAAAAGCGGATCAGAGTCAAATTGTGATGTAATTTTCTTCTCTTCCATCATAAATTCTTCTGTCATCTCTGCAATCAACACAGCTTTTCTTGCTTCTATGTTTTGTACAACAGAATTTAACTGTTGTGCAGATTGTGGATCAACAGGAGCAGACTGTCTTAATACTGCTAGTTGTTCTAACTGCTCTTTGAACTCTAATTGTATCTGTTCTTGTGCCATTAGACTAATGTGTTCTAAAATATTTTTTTGTATTGCAGCCATAACAGCAGGATTATTTCTAACTATGTTTGTGGACATAAAATTTAAGTGTGCTGTAATGTGTGCTCTATGATCTTGACCAGGAAAAGCTTGGAAAGGTTTACCAGATAACGCATTAATGTGCTCCATGCTTGGATCCATCGCTTGCACTGGCGCAGGCGGAGGTAAAACTTGGTCTATATTTTTTACACCAATAGCTTCGTACATACTTCTGTACGCAGCGTACAAGTTGTGTATCTGTGGGTTGGCTGTAGCTAATTGTAATTGTGTTTGTGCTATTGTAATTCTTTGTGACATAGAAAAAATGTTTGGATCTGCCACTGGTAGAATATCTATTCTATCATCAAAGTCTGCTTGTTTAATTATTCTTGCGCCACCAACAACATCGTAAGGATATTCTTTTGGTAAATACGTAGATATGATTTGAGATAATAATTTAAACTCACCTTTCATTGAATTGTATAATCTTTTATGTATTGCTGACATAACTTTAGATCCTCTTTCAAGAAGAGCGATCGTTGTTCCTACTGCAGCGTTTTGTGTGCCTTCACCAATTTGTAATTCTGATATTGCAGCAAATCTTTGGCCAGCTTGCACAACTAGACCCATCAGCTGTAACAAGGTCGCTGATGGTTCTTTGTACGGTAGAGGGAAGAAAGCCTCTCGCAAATTACCACCTGGTGCATCTACGTCCTTGAACTCACCAGGTTGAATTGGAGATGCCTCGTCTCTAACTCTTACGCCTCTTTGTTTAAAACCTGCCGGTAGATTCGACAAAGTTCCTGCATCTAATAATTGGCGGAGAGCGACTGTTGCAGTACGACTCAATCCGCCAATCATGTGTATTAATCCAAATCCGTAGAATCCTAGTCCTGGCAGAAATTTAAAGTGGACAAAATATTGGACTCTTCGTTTTAATGGATCGTTGGGCGCATAGTTCCTTCTTATTGAAAGAACCGTTCCACTACCTTCATCGATAGTTACGATGTATGGTAGCTTGATACCAGTCGGTTCCCCGTCTGGACCAATATCTTCAAAGCCTTCTAAATCTAAATCAACATGACACTCAAGTAGAGTGTACATTGTTTGTTGTTTTCCAGATTTTTTAGTGCCTTCTAATTCTTTTTCTTTTTTAGAAACATCGTCATTTGTAGACATTGCAGGTGGTCCTAAATCTACATCAGAGTAAAATCCTGCTACTTGTTGTTTTCTTAAATCGTTCTCAGATATTTTTAAAACGTGAATAATAGCTTCTGCTTCTTCTAAACTGTTTGCTGTGTAAGGCACAATTAAATCATCAGCAGGTACAAACTTGGACACTGCTCTGCCTAGTAAATCATCGTAGTAAACTTTTTTAAATGTAGACCCTGCAAGTGGTAAATGAAATAACATAGAATCAAACTCTGGTTCGTACTCTTTCATCTGATCCATAATTAAATAGTTCATGAAATCTTTTACACGTTGTGCTTGTTGTTGCTTTGGTGGTGTTGATGCACCAAGGATCTGTGTTCTTACTGGACCGTCACTTGGTAATAATTCTTTGTATGCCGTGGCTTGAAATTGTGTAACAGCTTCTGCTAGCACTGGGTGTGTTGCGCCTGAAGCTCCTTGAAATGGTTCCGTTCTATTTTCGTATTTAAATCCTAATAGGTCAAGTCCCTCTGTGTAAGATTTCTCCCATTCTTTTCTGGACATCTTATAGTCCATGTAATTTGTTTTTAATTCTGAACCCAAAGGATCTAAAACATCTTCTGGTAAAATATCTGCAAGGTTATCAAAATGAGATTCTGTTCCAGGTATGTTAACTGCACCTGGCTCAAAGTTAATAGTCGCACCACCATCTTCTTCAGGTGTAACTTCTATCGGTTGTTCTTTTATTTCTTCCTTAACATCGACCTCTTCGCCCGGAACTTTAACTTCAGTACGAGTGTTAGGGAGTCCTTTATCAATATCTGCCATTTATAAACTCCGTGTTTGTCATATCATAATCTGCTAGAGAAGCCAAGCCCTTGTCGCCGTGTGGGGTCTTACCTGATTTAGGTGGTATTAGTCCACCTTTCGCAGCACCCACCATTAACTCATCAGTTGTTTCTTGTCTCTCTAAATCTTCTTTTAATCGTTCTTCATCAGTTAACGCTGCTCTTCTTTTAAACTCTCTAACAAGATCTTTTGTTGCCCCTGCAACTGTCATCGCTGCACCCACAGGTGTAAAGAATCTAGCAGCTCTACCTAAACCTAAAATACCTTTCATAACTCCTGGTGCAAATCTTGATATAGCACCTGGTGCTAACAACTCTACACCCGCTGCTTTATCTGCAAGTGCTAGTGGTAAACTTTCACCTTTGTCTAAATTATCTTTTACTTCCATTGTAGAAAAAGCCAATGCCGCTGCTGGTGAGGCTAAAACTTCGCCTAGTGTCTTTAAACCTGTGCCAAGACCAATGTTCATACCTAGTGTTGGACCTGAGCTCTGTGCCACTTTTTTAGTGATGGGTTTAAATTTAGTCAAAGAGCTTTCTATAATGTTAGAAGTTCCAGTATTTTGATTGTAAATAATTCTACTTTTAATTCCAAAAGTTTTTCCAGCGGTTTTAAATTGCATGTTAGTTTTTCTTAAAACATTATCAATCTGTCCTGCAAACTCTCCATTAGGGTTCTTTCGTAAATAATCTTTCATAGCTTGAACTTGAGAGCCCATTCTTCCTGGAGCATTTACTATGTTGTTTGGGAAAGCTGTATTTAATTTTTCTTTAGCTACCTCGGAAATATGCTCTGGTGTAAAAAGAGTTTTCCTTCTTGCTTTGTCTCTAACTTTTGCAACATAATCTTTATCAGAAAGATTCTTGTATTTGTCAAATTTTATAGGCTCACCTTTTCTTAATCCTGTAGAGTCAATGCTCATAGCGTATCGTAAATTTTTATCAGCTAATATTTCTGCATTAGACATTTTAAGAATATCATTGTTTGTGTCTTTAATTTTATCAATTAAACCTTTTGTTTGTCTGGCTGTTTTTTCCCCTGCTTTTTTAAAAGCTTCGGCCTCTCTTTTTTGTCTTCTTGCAGAAGCTCTAGTCTTTGTTGTTGTAGTTGGATCATCTGCTTTTGGTGTAGGTTTTTTAATGGCTTCAGGTTTAAACAATCTAAAAATTCTTCTAACATTAGTTCTATTACCTTTGAATAATTTGTCAGCTATAGAATTAGTTGACATCCCTTTAGCTTGTAGTTCTAAAACTTTTTCAACTAAAGGCTGACCTCTTTTGTAAACTCCTACTTTAAATCCTTCAAAAGGATCTCCACCTCTAGATTCTACATAAGCTTTTATTATGGCACTATTTCTACTTAAGGGTGTTCCACCTCCAACAGTAACTCCTCTTTTACCAGAAGGTTTTGGTGTTTTGTAACCCAATCCTTTCCCTAAATCTCTAAAACTTTTTATTTGTGGATTTTCTAGAAGATTATCTATTTTTTTAAATGTTTCTTCATTAAATTTAACAACACCTTTTTGATCAACAAATTTTATTGTGTCTTTAAATCTTTCTCTTCCAGGCGCACTTCCTGCAATAATATTTCTTATTGAGGTAGGGCTTGCATTTATATTATTCTTTTCTATAAAATCTCTAATATCTTTTGTGCTAACTTCTGTGCCATCAGGTAAAGAATTTATGTACTCTACAACTTTAGCTATGCCACCTTTGTCAAAACCAATTCTACCACCATCTTGCATTTCTAATCTTGGAAAATCATCTGCTGGACTAGTTTCTTGAACTAGTTGCTCTAC